TTGAAAGCAAAGTGTAAAGCCCATTTGTGGGTTTAAACCTGTAACACATATGTATTCTAACTTTGAACTATACTTCCTGAGTCAATTAACACGTTTATTGTGACTTTCCACTTGAAGTAGTTCTAGGCTCTGGCGGCTCTTCACAGTTAGCACCGTTGGCTTGAAGAATTGCCTTCATCCGAGTGTTCCGCTCCATAAACGCCATTTGATACGCCGTCACTCCATCCCAGCGTCTTGCGTCTAGATTGATATGTGGCTGCTGACACAGCCACGTTACGAGTTCGAGATCTTCGTACCAAACTGTATCGTGGAGCACGGTGGTACCGCAGAGATTGTCCGGAGCATTGAGGTCCGCCCCCATTTTGACCAGTTGCTCCATCACTTGTATCGCATGAAGTCCTCGGTGTACCCTTACAGCAACGTGGACGCACCTGACACCATGAAAATTCAATTCGTTGATGAAAGAATCGTATGGTCCGGCGGTGGTTTCCCGGATCCGTAGCAGCAGCGGCACCGATCCAACTTCCGCCAGCTCGTGGAAGATTGTATCTCCCGTGATGGGATTCCTTGCAAAAAACTTAGCGATTTGAGAGTTGTTCATTGTTCCGGAGAGGTTGAACTAACCACGAAGGCGTCTCTCAATGAAATAAACCACTTTCGTGTCAGTATCCGCAGCGGATTCAAGATGTTATCAGTATGCGTTGGTGGTATCATTGTGTCAAATCACATTGCTGTTATCAGTCGCTTGGAAACATGCATGTTTAAGTTGACGTTTAACAACAATGTCTTATCACTTTCGGTTTGCTAAGTGATTATGACGTGGACCTGGAGGGACTCTACTTTTTGCAAATATGATTGTTAGGCATTTGTACTTTTGTAGTTTCGATATAACTTAGCAACGGTAGCAAGTTCCTCGCATCTGCACCATCAGCACCACCATCAAAGTTATGTTCGTCGACATTTGGTGCCGTGTTTACTCCGGCAAGTCGTCCTACACGCCTATAGTTACTTTAACTTATGATGTGAGATAATATACATGACATTCAACCCTATGCAATATACTTAACGGGAGCTCCCCTATATTTGAGCGCCAATCTCAACTCCCTCCCTTCTCGCAGAGTCCATCGCGCTATATACAAGCTGCTTATACTCTAGCAACTCTCTGAGCGCGGCATAAGCCATAAGAGGCATATGAGGATCTAAGTTTTATCACACTTAGTCGCATTGCCCAGTTATAGGAAAATGACATAAAAATAACAACTCTGCTTCTCAAATCGTTAAACTAAAATATAAAACTAATCTTACGGTTGCTAACAGCGGCTCTGCCATAGCCTCAGTAACACTCTCACATTTGTTCTAGCCTACAATCTGTTAATCTCTCTGGGGTTCGACATGCGAATACTTAGTACGGAGTATTGCAGTGCAGGTGTGACGGCACGCAACTCAGCGCTATCCCAATCCGTGGTATGCAGTATACCTTCCACCTGTTGATGAATCGGTGCAGGATGAAGCGATCTGCATACGATCTTACTCTAAGGGAACAATTATAGTAATCCATAAATAAATAAAAGACAAATAATCTGTTTGCAAACTGGAGGATATTTAATTTTCAACTTCCAGCACACTATTTCTGTTGATCACAATTGCACTGCGCTCCGTGGATACGCAAGATGTCCATCATGTATTGGTCGTGGTCCATTTGAGCTAGTTGATACGCCGTATGGCCGTCCACGTCCTCTGCATTAATGTCAATTTGCGATTGTTCGCAAAGCCACTTTGCGAGAGTGTAATCCCGATGCTCCACTGCGATGTGCAGTACGGTAATTGCTAATTGATCGTCCCTTGCATCCAGATCTGCTCCCAGTTCCCGCAGTAGCTTGATCACTCGTATTGCATGTTTGCCTCTGTGGATGTTTGCCGCAACGTGGATGCTGAACTCACCATCGGAGTTAAACTGTTGCAGGATGAAGGTGCAAGGCTTGTCGAGGTTGTCCCGGAATCGTTTGAGCAGCGTCAGTGATCCGACGTAGGCGAGCTCGTGGAAAATGGTATTCCCCGTGAGAGGATCTTTGCCGAACAATTTGTCGATTTGAAACATCTCCATTCTTGACAAATAATTTCAACAAGAGGGGTAGAGGACAAATGGAATAACACATCGCTAAGATGATTACTTATAGAAAAGTTTTATCAACATATGACTATATTTGGTAATGATTAGGTTACAGGTCACCAGAACTGAATTATCACCTTATTTATGAGACACGCGTGACCTCTTATCAACACAAGTATTCAATTTGATATCTCTGACAAGTCTCAACATGGTGTTGACCAAGGCGTTGTTAAATAGGAGAGTTATAATAAAAATCTAAATAACATTGTATTTCTATATTTGGAAATAGCAGCATATTTTACATTAACGAGAATTCGTAAATAAGTGAAACTAACACATACACGATCTGTCTACTCGTTGTCGTCATTCTCTTCAACAGTTTCATCATCATCGTATACCATTTCTAACAAGATTGCCAGCATCCGTTCGTTCTCCATCAAGTAAGCGTAATCGAATACCGTCATTGAGTCCCAATTTTTTGCACCCCAATTGATGCCAGGCCGCAGGCACAACCACACTGTAAGTTCGTGATCACACTGATAAACACTCAAGAAGAGGGCAGTACAGAGTGAGAACTCCTCTTGTGCATTGAGATCAGCTCCCAATTCAAGTAGTACCTTCACTAGCTTTATCGCACACAGCCCCGCGTGATTCCTCACTGCGACGTGGATGCAGGTCTGACCATCTTTATTCTTTCCCAGGATAGAACGGTATGGTCGCTGCATGTTGTCTCGGATGCTGTGAAGCAACTCCAGGGCTCCATTTTTGGCAGCTTCGTGAAAAATGGTGTTGCCGGTGATGGAATGTTTCACACACCAATTGATGCCAGGCTGCCAACACAACCACTCTGCAAGTTCGTGATCACCTTGGCAGACACTCAAGAAGAGTACAGTAACGTGTGACCGCTCCTCTTGTGCATTGAGATCAGCTCCCAATTCAACTAGTACCTTTACTAGATTTATCGCAAGCAGCCCCGTGTGGTTCTTCACTGCGACGTGGATGCAGGTCTGACCATCTTTATTCTTTCCCAGGATAGAACGGTATGGTCGCTGCATGTTGTCTCGGATGCTGTGAAGCAACTCCAGGGCTCCATTTTTGGCAGCTTCGTGAAAAATGGTGTTGCCGGTGATGGAATGTTTCACACGCCAATTGATGCCAGGCTGCCAACACAACCACTTTGCAAGTTCGTGATCACCTTGGCAGACACTCAAGAAGAGTACAGTAACGTGTGACCGCTCCTCTTGTGCATTGAGATCAGCTCCCAATTCAACTAGTACCTTTACTAGATTTATCGCAAGCAGCCCCGTGTGGTTCTTCACTGCGACGTGAAGACAGGTCTCACCGTCCTTATTCTTCTTTCTCAGGATAGACCGGTATGGTTTCTGCATGCTATCTCGCATGCTGTACAGCAACTCCAGGGATCCATCTTTCGCAGCTTCGTGGAAGATGGTGTTGCCAGTGATGGGATTTCTTCCGCAAAGTTTTACCGATTCAGACAACGACATTGCGCAACACTTATTGATACTATCTGGTCGGAGGCCCCAGATACAATGAGTGGAAATGATCTCGTTTGCATTCAAATCATACGCAAATAATCAAGACGTTTCAATCCATATGTTATCTATGTGGCCGTGCCAAACTGGTTATCATAATATTATCACTTATTGAGAGAACGAAATAACAGGAAAACTTTGATCTAAAATGCGTGGTGTTACGTGTGTGTGTGTTTCAATTTATAAGAGTATAAGTATCGGTGTGTGAAATAGTTGGCAGCGGTTCAGAACATAGATGATCTGTCTACTCGTTCTTGGCACTTGTTTCACTGTCACTGTCATCCACATTTCCGTCGGCAGCATCTACTGCTGCTAGCAAGATATCCAGCATCCGTTGGTCACCATTTATGTAAGCGCAATGAAATACCGTCATTGAGTTCCAGCTTGTTGCATACATATCGATGCCAGGCTGCTGACACAACCACTCTGCAAGTTCATAATCACCGCGCCACACACTGAAGAGAAGTACAGTACAGCCTGAGAGTCCATGTTTTGCATTGAGATCAGCTCCCAATTCAACCAGTACCTTCACGAGATTTATCGCACCCAGCCTCATGTGCTTCCTCACTGCGATGTGGATACAGGTCTCACCATCGTTGTTTTTCTCTGCCAGGATAGAATAGTATGGTTGGTCCATGTTGTCTCGGATGCGATACAGCAACTCCAGAGATCCGTGTTTTGCAGCTTCGTGAAAGATGGTGTTGCCGGTGATTGGGTTTTTACGGGATAATTGTGAAACTTCGGACACCGTCATGGTTGAACACTTATTGGAACAGTCTGATGAGAGTCCACTGATATAATGAGAGCAATGAGGCTCCCCGTCAACTAATGATACGAGTATTAATCGAAGGGTTTTATAGCATCGGTGCTCCCGTTTAGGTATACGGCACGTATCGTTATAATATTATAATTAAGTTTCCTGATGACATAGCTATGGGAATTGCCACATGAGTAACCGTAGGTACGCAAAGAACAATTGAATTTCATTGCGGGTGATAAGCCTTCGTCATCGGTGACCAATACGAAAATAGTTTGTTTTTCCTGGGACACAAACAACCAAGAGGAAAAGGTTGTCCTAAAATGGCGGGTTTACGTGCACCTTTTTTTATAGACTCAACAGAAACGTGATGCAATTGTATTTACAGATCATTGAAGTGCAGCAGTTGTTCTATCTTAAGCTGCAGGAAAGCGGAAAGCGTATGTGCATGTCTTGTGCGGTGATTGTGAATCAGTAGACTTGCAATGCCGACTGCTGCACCGTCTACCATGTACCTGAACAGATCTAGCTGACGCAACTCATAACGCGAACTCATCATACTCACTTGCGTTCCTATTCTTTGTTTGAAGTTTGAACGAAGCAGGTGATGCAACGATACCATAAGCTAGTATCGATATGGAATATGTGGTTACTTACAAATGCACTTCAGTTGCTTGGCAACACGTGGAGGCTGCCATATAGCTACGTTATCGCTCCGTGTGCGATAAGCTTACTCAATGTCCGGTTCACCCAACCGTTTACCAGAAGTTCTGCTGATGTTGGAACTGAAGGCGAATGGTCTCTGCCTAGCACTTCCAACACTGCAACCATTTTTGGTATACACCAAATCAACAATGAAACAAGATACTCAATGCTTGGATATTTTATTGACATTGCATAGACAAAGTTAACACGTGGCGCCCTAGAAGGAGC